GGTTATATATACAGGTGCTGATTGACGAACCATGCCATTTGGGAGATAGTGTCTTAACGGACGTTTGAACCAGAAGACCACCTCTATTTCTACAGGTTCTTTTATAACTTCGTCAACAATTAACTTTGCTCTCAAATTCACTTCATTTCGCCATGATTTCAGCCGTTTACAGGTTTCGACCATTATCCCATTACCAACGTGTTTTTTGCTTCCCTGTGGAGCAGATTCCATTCCTTTAATAGAAATTATATATTCCATAAAAAATGAGCTTTATTCCAGAGAATACCCCATTCATAGCTTTGCCGACAGCTTTAAAAGGTAAAGTCACCCCATATCAACTATCTGTTTTGTGGGTTTTGCAATCTTACTATCCGAACATTTGGCCCAGCTATACCAAAATTGCTGAGGACTCAATGATGTCCAGATCCAAAGTAATTAAGACTGTTGAAGAATTAGTTGAACTTAACCTATTACAAAAGCAGTTCAGAGTTGATGAATATGGTCAGAAAACCAATTGTTATAGAGTTACAATTTGGAACCAATTAAAGGCTCTTCCTGTACCTAACGCAAGTATTCATGCGGGGTCGTTGGTGAGTACTACCCCAGTCTCTGACAAATACCCCCCTAGTGTTTCTCAGCTACCCCCCCAGTCTTCCACAGCGACCCTAACTAAAACAATGTTATCTAAAACAAATAACTATAAAACTAAAGGGTTCGATACTTTTTGGAAAACCTATAGGAGTATCTCACCGACAATGAGGGTTGTATCACAATCTAAGAAGCTTGCAAAGGAACAATATGCCAAGTTAAACAGAAAAACACAGGAAAAACTTACACGCTGTTTAGAGGCTGATATAAGGGCTAGGAGTAAACAACTAAAAAATGATTCTTTTGCCCCATTATTTCCTGATTGTTTTCGTTGGATTAAGAATGGTCAATATGAACAATATTTAGAGTTGCCAACTCAGCAAAAACCTACTACATTAAGAAAACTTAAAAACACCCCTTTTTAAAACCATGTTTACATTTACTAATTGCGGAAGGAAACGCAGACGTTGTGGCCGATTATTTTATTATGGCTATGACCATAAGTGGAATTTGATAACTGATAGAAATACTCACGAAAAAGCTATGCGAATGAACAAACTTGATATTAAATATGCACAAGATATTTTGTGGGGTAACTTTTAATGAAAATCTATAAAAGATCTCCTATTGATCGGGAAGTAACCTTCAAAGCACCCTATTATGAATGTCATGCTTGTAATGATTCTGGAATAATCCATAATTCTGATGGCCTAATCAACCATCACTTGCCTGATTATGATATGACAGACTCAGGAAAACGTAGTGGTGGACATGATTTAGCTCTTATCTGCTATTGTGCCGCAGCTAACGCAAAATATGATGAGGACAATCAACTAATCTGTAAAGGCTACAGAGAATTAGATAACACCATAAGAAATAATGTTGGTGTAAATATTGACATTGATGTTGTCAGAGAAATACATAATATGAGAAAAGAAGGCTGGACTAAAACTACAAAAGTGATGAACAAAGTAATCCATCAAAACAACAAAAATGGTGAGAAAAATCTGATTAACTGTTCTCCTGAAATACAAAAAGTTAAAGATCAACTTGCAAACTTCACTATAAAATCTCTATGAAAAACAAAGACCTCAACACCTTCAACAATGACCGCATCAATGCTTTAAGAAAAAGAATTGATGAACTTATATTTCTTAAAACAACTTTTGAAAATCAAAGAAAATCGACAAAAACTAACGATTGACGCTAAATTTAAGAAAAATACTTTCTTTCGTGATTTCAATAAACGATTTACAAAACGATCCAAAAAATGCTCGTAAACGCACAGACCGATCTGCAAAACTTATAAAACAAAGTTTAGAACAATACGGAGCCGCAAGATCAATAGTAATAGATGAAAATAACAGAATACTTGCTGGTAATGGAACAATCGCAGGGGCAAAAGCTGCCGGAATAAAAAATTTAAAAATAATAGAAGCAGATGGTGATGAGATAATTGCTGTAAAAAGATCAAACCTCACAGAAGATCAAAAAGTAGGACTAGCAATAGCAGACAACAGAACTGGTGACTTGTCCGAATGGGATATAGATATGCTTGAAAAATTATCGGAAGAGCATAATTTAAACGATTTTTTTGATAAAAAAGAACTTGATGACATACTTTCTAAAAAAGAAGTATTACCAGCAGAGGGTTTAACAGATCCTGATGATGTTCCAGAAGTTCCAGAAGAACCAATATCAAAAAAAGGTGATTTATATATTCTTGGCAATCACAGGCTTTTATGTGGTGACTCTACAAATATTCAGCACGTTGAAAAACTGATGGATGGTAAAAAGGCTGATATGGTTTTTACTGATCCTCCTTATAATATCGACTATAAAGGTTTGTCTAATAAATTTGAAAAGATTGCAAACGATAAGATGTCAGACTCTGCTTTTTTAGATTTTTTATATTCTTCTTTGATGCCATGTGAAATTATGTATGTTTGTTGTTCATGGCAGTATTCTCATTTATTTAAAAAAGCTATGGAAAATTTAGGAAAAAAACCTAAAGCCATGATTATTTGGAATAAAGTTAATGCTGCTCAACATCTGGATCTTTATTATAAGCAACATGAAATAATTTTTTATACTGGCCCCTTTGGTGGAAAATCAACTGTTAGAGGAGATATTTGGGAACTAAAAAGACAAAAAAACACGCTTCACCCAACCATGAAACCAGTTGAACTTATAGAAATAGCTTTAAATGATCACTTTTCTTTAAAAAATATTTATGACGGATTTGCAGGTTCTGGTTCAACTTTAATAGCTGCCGAACGTCTTAAAAGACACGCTTATCTTATGGAGTTAGATCCAAAATATTGTGATGTAATAGTAAAAAGGTGGGAGGATTTTACAGGCAACAGTGCAAAACGTGTATCATCTAGTTAATGAGTAAAAAAGGAACTCAAGCTGAAACAATAGTAAGGTCACAGAAGTTTGCTCGTATTATTGCAAATGGTGGTCGTAGATCCGACTGCGTTCGTTATGCTTCCGAAAACTGGGGGGTGGGAGAAAGGACTGTAGATAAGTATTTAGAGATAGCCAGAGCCGAGTTAAAGAAGGATTGGGATATGGAACGACCTCAAATGATAGCTGACCTTTTGGCTCAATGTAGCACCTTACAGATGGAAGCTAGAAGGTCTGGACAATATCATATAGCTTTAGGCGCAATTAACACTGCGGCAAAATTAGCACATCTCTGCTCGTGAGTTATTTAGATTCAGTAGCTAGTGGCAATGTATTAGATCATGGACTTACCATTTCTGACATAGATACAACAAAATTATTAGAACGTATAAGAGCAGACTTACATCCACCGCAACAACAGTTCTTTGATAACCAGAATGAGATTGTTGGCCTCAGTGCTGGATATGGTGCTGGTAAGACAAGAGCATTGTGCAGTATGGCTGTCAAACTGGCTGCTATGAATATTGGATTTATTGGTGCTGTTATGGAGCCTACGGCACCTTTAATAAGAGATATTTGGCAAACAGACTTTGAGCTATTTCTTGAGCAGTATGAGATCCCATATACCTTTAGAGCTAGTCCGCTTCCAGAATATACAATGCACTTCAAAGAAGGTGACAGCAAACTATTATGCAGATCTTTTGAAAATTGGAGCAGAATTATTGGTCTGAACCTCAGCCATGTTCTTGTTGATGAAATAGATGTAGTTTCTCCAGTAATAGCAGACAAAGCCTTCCCTAAAATACTTGGACGACTAAGGGCTGGTAATGTCAGGCAGTTTTGTGCAGCCAGTACACCAGAGGGTTTTCGCTGGTTATATAACACCTTCGGTACTGATGAAGCTAAAGAAAGAACTGATCGGGAACTAATAAAGATGAGGACTCAAGATAATCCACATTTGCCCAGTGATTTTATTGAACGTATGCAAGCTAATTATGATCCATCAATGTTACAGGCATATTTGAACGGAGAGTTTATCAACCTAACCACTGGCCAAGTCTATGATCGCTTTACCAGAGAAAATAATGTTACTAATGTTAAACCTGATATTGGTCTAGAACCATTAAGAGTTGGTCTTGACTTCAATATTGGGAATATGAACTGTGTGATCGGTATTGTCCAAGATCAAAAATTGTTAATATTTGATGAGATTTCTAAGGCACATGACACTGATTCTATTGCCCAAGAGATAAAAGCCAGATACCCTATGAATAAGATTTACGTTTACCCAGATGCTAGTGGAGGAAACAGGAGTACAAATGCGAGTCAGACAGACATTGAGATTCTTTCTGGATATGGTTTCAGCAATCAAAGCCCCAGAAGCAACCCACCAGTTAGAGACAGGATCGCTTCCGTACAGGCTTTATTATGTAACGGCAAAGGGGAAAGCCGTTTACAAATCCATGCCAGTTGCAGAAAGCTAATAGAGTCAATGGAACTCCAGAGCTACAACACTAAGGGAGAACCAGATAAAGAGTCTGGTTATGACCATATGGCTGATGCTGTTGGCTATCTAATATGGCGAGAGTTTAACCCTTTATTTGCTCGTGCGGGCAAACCTACAGGGATTAGAATATATTAAGAACATGATAGTATTGAGGCAAAACTGTGTATAGCTCACTAAATATTTACAACCAGCAGATTACTCAGGCTCCTACTAC